GGGCGGTGGGGGTGGCGGAGCCGCTGGTTTGTCGGCAATCCGCGCTGGCGGAGCTGGCGGAGGCGGCTGCCTCGTCATCCAGACAAACAGCAATGCCGCAGTCGTTTTGACTTCAGGCACATCGTATAGCATCCCAGCCGGGACGCTGACGCTCAAGGCGTGGTTGATCGGTGCGGGTGGCGGCGGGGCCGGATCACCCGCGACAGACACCACTGCTGGCGGTGGCGGCGGTGCTGGCGGGATTTCGTATTATCAGTGGACAGCCTAACAGGGGAGGCGAACATGTTCGTGAAAGTCAAAAGCGGTGTTGCCTCGGCTTACCCGTACAGCCTCAACGACTTGATGCTAGAGCATCCGCAGGTCAGCTTCCCTGACCCAGCGCCAGACGCCCTGCTCGCTGAGTATGGCGTTTTTCCTGTTGATATTCTGCCCACACCGCCCGTCGAGGATGAGACGCACGAAGTTGTCTACCATGACATGCCGCAGGAGGCTGGAGGCGTCTGGTCTCTCGGTTTTGACATCATAGAAAAGCCTGCGTCGATTGTGTCAGAAAACATCCGCAGGAAGCGTGATGACTTTTTGCGCCAAACGGACTGGATCGTGGTAAAGTGTGTCGAAACTGGGTCTCCAGTCCCAGCCGATTGGGTCGCATATCGTCAGGCATTGCGCGACATAACCGGGCAGGCCGGGTTTCCGAGCAACGTTGACTGGCCATCTCAGCCTTCGGCGGGTGAAAAGTCGCAACCAGAGTAAGGTGCAGCCATGCTTGGACTATCCCCCGTCGCAAGCCTTGCCATTGCTGATGATGGCGTTTTCTACGCCCGTGAGGCGTCTGCGACCGTAACAGTAGCGGCGTCTGCATCGCTTTCGGCCCAAAGGGTCACGCAGGCTTCGGCGTCGATTGCGGTCTCGTCCTCGTCAGCGTGCGCTTCGGTAAGAGTGTCCAGCGCGTCGGTCTCAATTTCTGCGACATCTGCGGCCTCCGCGTCGGCGGTCTTCATCGTCAACGCATCCGCGACATCCGCGAGCGCACTTTCTTTGTCAGTGGGCAGCAATCGCCTTCGTGCTGCTAGTGCGCTTTCTCAAATTTCGTGTATATTGAGCGTGGCGGCGGTCAAGAAATGGCAGCCAGACGACAACACGGCGGAGACTTGGGTTCCGCAATCTGATACTGGTGAGATCTGGGTTCCCGCCGACAACGCGGCTGAAACTTGGACGCAAGCGGCATAAGGGGCGGCGATATGGCTGACACAACGACAACCACTTACGGCCTCATTAAGCCAGAAGTCGGCGCGTCCGAGGACACTTGGGGCGGCAAGCTGAACGAGGACATGGACAAGATCGATGACCTGCTTGATGGCACGACGGCGATCAAGCCAAACCTGACGTCTGGTGAGTGGAAAATCGGTGGCACCGCTGTCACCGCGACTGCGGCAGAAATTAATATTCTTGACGGCGTTACGGCGACCACCTCCGAGCTAAACATTCTTGATGGCGTAACCGCGACAGCCGCCGAGTTGAACTACAACGACGTCGAAACGCTCGGCACTTCGCAGGCGTCGAAGGTCGTTACTGCCAACTCCGTAGGAGACGTTAAGTTCTCCAACGCCATCATTGAGACGGTATATGCCCTAAGCAGCACAACGCCCGCCTTGGACCCAAACAACGGAACAATCCAAACTTGGACTTTGACCGGGGCATCCACGCCTACGGATAGTCTGGTCGCTGGTGAGGCGATGACGTTGATGATTGACGACGGTACGGGCTTTACAATTAGCTGGCCGTCTGTGACGTGGAAGACCAACGGAGGCGTGGCCCCAACGCTAAATTCAAGTGGATTTACGGTCGTCATCCTCTGGAAGGTCAGTTCTACATTGTACGGCGCGCGCGTGGGAGACGCATAATGCTGGCTAAACTGCTCGCCGCATCTATATCAGCGCCACCCGCGCCTCCTACTCCAGTAGTCATAACTGGCAGTTTTAGCACGACTGCACAGTTTGCAGGCGGAATTATAACAGAGTCTCCTACGTCTTTGACCTATTCGAGCGGCTCTGGTGCCATCCCCGTGACGGTTGGCGGAGGAAACAGCCCTGAGTACCGCGTAAATAGCGGGGCGTGGACAAACTCTCCCGGCACTATAGTCCCCGGAGACGTTCTATCTGTTCGGCAGGTAACACCTGCTGGGAGTATCGGAGTTAGCGCCACAACCACCGCCACGGTTACTGTCAATGGCGTTGGGTACTCTTACAGCACGACCACTATTCGCACGATCTTTGTGAATTCTTTCGACACCTCGTTCAGCGTGAACGCGGTCATTCCCGGCCCGTATACGTCAATCAGAGGCGCTGTAGTTGGGCGTGGTGGCGACGGCAACAGCGGCGCGACGGGGACAGATGGCCGATATCGCGGTGGCGGTGGCGGTGGCGGAGGTGGACACGCTTATTCTGCGTCTATTGCTTTAACTGGCCTGCGGCAAGTTAATATTACAACTAATGCCAGCACTGGACGAGCGTCTTTGGCGCTTAACGGGACAGATGTGCTTTCTGCCAACAGGGGCGGAAACGGCACGGCAGCTACAGGAACCACTCCGGGGACTGGTGGCGCTGGAGGCACTGCGTCGGGTGGATCGGCGTTTAGCGGCGGGGCGGGTGGAAACGGAACGACATCAAGCTCCACAACGCTTCAGCTTGTTGGCGGCGGCGGCGGTGGGGCTGGCGGATTTTCTGGTGTTGGTAGTGCTGGCTCTGGTGGCGCAGGCGCTGGAGGGGCGTCTGGCGGCGGTGGTGGCGGAACAGGCACCAAAGACCCCGGAACCTCTGGTAGCACTAGCGGGCAGGCCGGATCAGGAGACGGTTTTGCGACTAACGGCACTGTAAGTGGCCGAGGTGGTCAAGGGGGTGGTGGTGGCGGTGGTGGCAAAGGTGGTGGGTATTTTGGGGCAGTCGGAGGTAATTCGGCTGCTAGGGCATGGTGGTAATGGCAGAAAGGATGCAAAAGATGGCACTGGAATATACCTATGTCCGGGCGCGTGATGGGGTCATTCTTGACTACCCGTATCACCCAGACAAGCTGCGCGCAGATAATCCTAATGTGTCGTTCCCGGCGCATTTGACGGACGAAATTCTGAAGCAGTTTGGGGTGTTCGCAATATTGTACCCAGAACAGCCGCAGTACGACCCGGCCACGCAAATATGTATACCTGACCAGCCAAAATGGGACGGCCAGCAGTGGTTTTCTACATTTTCCCTAATGCCAGCCACTCCAGAGGAGACCGAAGCATGGCTGGCGGAAAAGGCGGCGGAAGTGCGATCAGAGCGCGACACTTTGCTGGCTGGCTGTGACTGGACCCAAATTGCAGACGCACCCGTTGATAAGGCGGCGTGGGCGTCGTATCGCAAAGCACTGCGCGATGTCACGGCTCAGGCTGGCTTCCCGCGCAGCGTCACTTGGCCAATTAAGCCGGAGTAGCAGAGATGGACGTTGTCGAAACTGTCATGAAGTGGATCGTGGCCCCGGTGGCTGGTTTCGTCTGGCTCATGCACCTAAAGCAGCAAGGCCATTCAACCGACATTGAGGTCTTGAAGGCCCAAGCGGCGGCCACCACCAAGGCGCATGATCTCGAAATGAAGAACCTTCAGACCTTGATCCAGAAGGTTTTTGACAAGCTGGACAAGATCGAAGAGAGCCTCCGCAAATGAAAATCAACCGAGCGACGGTCGATCTGGTTAAGGAGTTTGAGGGCTTCAGCGCAAAGGCATACAAGTGCCCGGCTGGAGTTTGGACCATTGGCTACGGCACCACGGCTGCCGCCAACGTCGGTATCACGCCGAAGGATGGCATGACGATCACGCGCAGCGACGCCGAGGGCTACCTGCACGCGGCCCTAGAGAAATTCGCCAGCCAGATCGAAGATGCCATCACCGCCCCGATCAACGAAAATGAGTTCGGGGCTTTTGTGTCTCTGGCATACAACATCGGGCCGGGCGCATTCCGTAAGTCATCCGCCCTGCGCCTGTTCAACGAGGGCGACAAGACCAAGGCTGCCAACGCTCTGCTCCTTTGGAACAAGGCGGGCGGCAAGGTGCTGAAGGGTCTGACGCGCCGCCGCGAGGCCGAGCGCAAGCTGTTCCTCACGCCTGTCGGGGGTGAGTACGATGGCCGCACCAATGTGGCACAATCGACTACCATGCAGGCGTCTGCCGTGCAGGTCGCATCCGGCGCTGGCGCTGGCATCGCTGCCGTCGGCGCTCTGGATGGCACGGCTCAGATCGTCGCGCTGGTATTCGCTGGCGTCGTCGTGCTGGCGGCCCTGTGGGTCATGCGTGAGCGCCTGAAGAAGTGGGCGGAGGGCGTGAGATGATCTGGTCCTTGGTGCTTCTGGTCTGCGACGGCACGATGTGCGTTGCCATGAGCGGACCGGTCACCAAAACAGAGGAAGAATGTTTCGCGTCCGTTGAGGAAAACGTAACATTCGTTCAGGACCAGTACGGCCTGTCTGAGGTCGTGTCATACAAATGCATTCCTTGGGGAAGTGAAGCATGATCTTCGCACGCCTGAAAATGTGGGCGATGGGGTTTGGCCTCATCGTGGCCGCGCTGGCAGCAAGCTGGTTTGGCGGCAGAAAGTCGGCTCAGGCCGACGCCAAGCAAGAGGAGCTTGAGGGCTATGTCGAAACGCGAAAGCGCATGGATGAGATTGGCCGCATGTCTGATGCTGACGCTGCCCGTGACTGGCTGCGCGAGCGTGGCAAGCACTGATGCGATCTGCGCCGGGACCGAAACGGCGCGGACGGATCATGCGGCGGCATTGGCGCACGATGGTGGGCCTCTATCGGTTATCACGGGCGCGCATCTGATCCGCTTGGTTGACGCGGGCTGCGGATATGACACCTAGACAGCAAGAGGCCGTCGAGGCTTACAAGCGGCTCGGGAACGTGACCGCTGCAGCCAAAGAGATTGGCATCAACCGCCGGGATCTTCAGCGCATGCTTGATAGGGCCGGGCATGATGCCGAAACGCGCAAGCAATACACCGTCGATCCCGCCATCGCTGACAGCATGGCAGCCGTCGGCACCAGCATGCTGCCGTCGCTGGCGTGGGTGAAGGTTCCGGCCAAAGACGATGAGCCGGGCTATTCCGTCATGCTGCGCCCCGAGGGCGAGGCTCCAGAGGCCGTCGCAGAGCGCATAAGAGCGGCTCTGGAGGGCATGGTCCCCGCCGAGCCTGTGGTGGCCCCAGAAGCCGTCATGGCGGACCTGTGCGCCGTCTATCCGCTGATGGACGCCCACGTCGGCATGCTGGCTTGGGGGCGAGAGACTGGCGCGCAGGACTATGACTTGGCGCACGCAGCAAAAGACATGCGGCACGCATTCGCCAAGGTGCTTGCGCTCACGCCCGCCGCCGAGCAGGCAATCTTGCTGATCGGCGGCGACTACTTCCACAGCGACGACACCAGAGCCGAGACGCCAGCCAACCGCCACAGGCTTGATGTTGACGGGCGCTTCTGGAAGGTTCTCGACGTCGGCATCGGCATCATTGCGGAGACCGTCCACCAGCTCCTGCAAAAGCACTCACGCGTGCTGGTGCGCGTCCTGCGTGGCAACCACGACCCGCACTCCAGCATGACGCTGAACTTCGCGCTGGCCGAGCGTTACCGCAGCGAGCCTCGGATCACGGTCGAGAAAGAGCCACGCGATCTGTTCATGATGCAGTGGGGCAAATGCGCGATCTTCGCCCACCACGGCGACAAAGGTAAGCCGCAGCAAATGGCGCTGTACTTGTCGGATATCTGCCCGTTTTGGTCGCAAACGCGCCACAGACACTACCTTACAGGCCACGTCCACCACGATCAGGCAAAAGATCTCGGGCCGCTGCGCTATGAGAGCCTGCGCGCCTTTTGCCCGCCAGACGCCTACGCCGCTGGCATGGGTTACGGCGCGAGGCGCGCGCTGCAGTCTATCACCTTCCACAAGCAGGACGGGCTTGTCCTGCGCGCGCTTGACCCCATAGACCGTAATGAATAAGCCAACCGTTGGCGAAGTTGCTCGCATGATGTAATATCGGCGCATCAGGAGATTGCCATGCCGCTTATCCCGCTTCAGCTTCCGCCCGGCGTCTACCGCAACGGGACCGAGTATCAGGCCAGCAATCGCTGGTATGACGCTAATCTCGTCCGTTGGGTCGAGGGCACCATGCGGCCCGTCGGTGGCTGGCGTGCGCGCGACACTGTCGGATCTACCGCGCCCAGAGCAGCCTTGGCTTGGAGCGATCTTGCCAGCAGCCGACGCTATGCCGTCGGCTTTCACAATGCACTGAAGTCTGTAAACGCTGGCGGAACGGTCACCGATATTAGCCCGACAGATCTGGTGGCCGGAAATCTGAACGCCTTGCTGAAGACGGGCTACGGATCAAGCCTGTATGGCGAGTACACTTACGGCACGCCACGCCCGGACATTGGCTCATACAGTGAGGCCACGACGTGGGCGCTCGACAACTGGGGCGAGCGGCTTGTCGCATGCTCTGTCGCCGATGGCCGTCTGCTTGAGTGGGATCTGAACACGGCAAACAACGCGGCAGCTATCGCCAATGCGCCGACAGATAATCTGTCTCTGGTCGTGACAGCAGAGCGTTTTCTGTTTGCTTTGGGGGCTGGTGGCAACCCTCGCAAGGTCCAGTGGTCAGACCGTGAAGACAACACGACGTGGGCACCACTCGCCACAAACGAGGCTGGCGACATTGAGCTGCAGACGTCTGGCCAGATCATGCTTGGCATCCGCACGCGCGGGCAAACGCTGATTATCACGGACCAAGACGCGCACTCGGCCACATATCAAGGCCCACCGTTTGTTTACGGTTTCGAACGTGTCGGCTCGGCGTGCGGCGTCGTATCTCGGCGTGCGGCTGCCGTAGTGGACGAAGGCGTCTTTTGGATGGGCAAGCGAGGCTTCCATGTCTACTCCGGCGGCGCTGTGGCTGACCTGCCGTGCGAGGTGGCAGACTACGTTTTTGGCGACATGAACCCAGCCCAGCAGTCCAAGATTTACGCCGTCAGCAACCAGTCATTCAACGAAATCTGGTGGTTCTACCCGTCATCGGCATCGAACGAAAACGACAAATATGTCGTGTTCAACTATGCAGAAAAACACTGGTCCGTCGGTTCCATTTCCCGAACGGCTGCCATTGACGGCGGCCTGTTCCGCAACCCGATCTGGTTCGACGCCTCTGGAGTGTCGCATGACCATGAGTATGGATATTCGCACGGTGGCGCGGAGGTGTTCGCCGAGAGCGGGCCGATCAGCTTGGGCGCTGGCGACAATGTGATGGCTGCGACCATGCTTATCCCGGACGAGAAGACGCAGGGCGACGTGACGGCCACATTCAAGACGCGCTTCCACCCGAATGATACGCTGCGCGAGTACGGGCCGTTCACGATGGGCAACCCGACCAGCGTGCGGTTTACAGGGCGTCAAGTGCAAATGCGCGTCGAGGGGGCGAGGATGGCAGACTGGCGGGTCGGCGTGATGCGGCTTGACGCCGTGCCGGGTGGCCGTCGATGAGCTACGGCTTCACACCGCCACCAGTCACGGCCAACATTCAGGTCTGGGCGCAGAACATCGTGAGCTACCTGCAGCGCGTGGCGTCTCGCTTGCAATTCAAGCCAGCCAGCGCGTCGGCGACTGAGAACGGCGTCATCCTTTGGGATCCGGCTGGTGGCTATCCCGTCGTATCAAGGGATGGCGTTTGGCGTCAGATCGTTCTGGCCGATGGCACGGCTGTCCTTAATCAAGACGTGAACATTACGGCAGCGGCGGCCAACACGGCCTACAAGATCGCACTCGATGTCGTAAGCGCAAACGGGATCACAGTCACAGGCACGCCAGCGACTGAAATTACCTTCCAAGAGGGCGGCCTCTATCTAATCTCCTTTACGGCTCAGATCGCAAGCTCATCGTCCAGCACGGTCGAGTTTAGGTTCTGGCCGCGCCTGAACACTGTTGACGTAACAGGGTCCACCATCGTCGCCAGCCTGCACAATAACGGCGCAACCATTGTCGTGTCTCGCTCTGCCATCTTTGACCTTGACGCTGGAGATGTCTTGAATGTGATGTGGGCCACGGACAGCACCAGCGGCATCCTTGAGGCGCATGCGGCGACGTCATACGCTCCGGGGTCGCCGTCTGTGACGATGGCAATCACAAGGATCAGGGCGTGAACATCATTCAAGCCAACAGACCGCACATTGAGGCCGCGCTAGAGTACAGCGGCGGCACTCACGTCTACGAAGACGTCGAAAAAGCTATCCTAGATGGCCGAATGCAAATCTGGCCCTACGGAAATAGCTGTGCCGTGACAGAGATCATTCAGTATGATAGAAAGAAGGTGTTGCACGTTTTCCTTGCTGGTGGCGACCTTGAAGAGATTGCCAACGGGATCGACAGCGTAGCGGAATGGGGCAGGACGCAAGGATGCACTGGCCTTACCATGTCAGGCCGTAAGGGCTGGGAGCGAGTGCTGGGAAGGCACGGTTTCACCCCGGTCATGATCGTGATGGAAAGGAAGATCTAATGGGCGGCGGCAGTAAGAAAACCGAAGTCACAATCCCACAATGGCTGGAAGATGCAGCCCGGCAGAATATTGCTCGGGCCAACGCGACGGCGCAGATCGGCTACACGCCGTATTATGGGCCGGATGTGGCCGCACTGACGCCGATGCAGATCGCCTCCATGCAGGGGACAAACACGGCAGCGTCTGCCTTCGGGCTGCCGACCGCCGATCCGATGGCAGGCATGCCGACAGCTCAGAACTACGGCGGCATGATGGCCTACTCGTCCGGCGACATGTATGACCAAGCCCTCGCAGAGCTGCAGCGCCGCGCTCCGGGGCAGTATGATGCTCTGCGTGCGCCGTTCATCGATCCGATCACTGGCGCGCCGCCTGCGGCCCCTTATGGCGGCATGCCAACGCAAGACGCGTCGCAGCCTGCGAATCAGGCGACCACCGCCCCAACTGCAAACAGCCAGCGTGGTGACTTTGGCCGTGATGGTCGCCCTGCAATGTCTGGTGGCAACAGGCCGTCTGGTGGCGGGACAGGCTCCTTTGGCCTGCCTGACCCGATGAGCGGAAAAATTTCAAGCGTCGGCCCCATCGGACGTGATGGCGGCGGCATGGGAGGTCGCAAATAATGGCTGGTGGAAGCAATCCAAGCAACGTCAAGATGCCGACTGGGACTGGCGGCCAGATGGCCGTTCAGGGCGGCACGCCCATGCAGAACACCATGACGCCGCAACAACTGGCACAGAACATGGCGGCATCGTTTCAAGGGGGCGCGCCTACTCAGGCTGGCAGCCAGATGGCTATTCAGGGCGGCACGCCCATGCAGGGGGGGCAGATGCCTACTGGAAACGCTCCAGCAGGTAATCGCTCTCAGTCCTCAATGATGATGCAGATCGGTGCGCCCATGCAGGGTGGACAGACGCCAACTCAGGCTGGCAGCCAGATGGCAGCGCAAGCTGGTCCGTCTCAGGGCGGCTTGATGGGCAACTATTCCAGCCAGATATCGCCCGGAAGCATCCCGGCTGGCGGCATCCCTTCGTTTTCGTCAACAATTTCTGGCGGCGGAACCCAAGCTAACGCCCAGATGCCTGCTCAGGCTGCAGGCCAAGCAACGGCTCAGGGCGGCGCGCCCCAGCCAGCCGCGCCAGCGCAGCCGAACGTGTTCCAGCAGTCTGCAACCGGGCTGACCAACGCAATGGGCGGCGCGCAGGCTGCGATGGGTTATACCCCGCAACAGGTCGCGGCGAGCAATGTTTCCGCAGAGCGCGTCGGCACGACATTCGGATACACACCGAAGGATGTGGCGGCGCAGGCGGCCCTCGGCGGCATCAATCAGTACATAAACCCGTACACGCAGAACGTCATCGACACGTCGATGGCAGATCTCGAACGCCAGCGCATGATGCAGCAAAACCAACTCGGCGCGCAGGCGAGTGCGGCTGGCGCTTTTGGCGGATCCCGTCAGGGCATCGCTGAAGCAGAGACCAACCGCGCCTTCGCCCAGCAGGGCGGCCAGCTTGCGGCTCAACTCCGCCAGCAGGGTTTCCAGACCGCCCTCGGCGCGTCTCAGCAGGATGTCGCAAATCAGCTTCAGGCTGCTCTGGCGAACCAAGGCGCATTCGCCCGCTCTCAGGAGTTTGGTCAGGCGACCGGGCTGCAGGCTCAGGGCATGAACCAGTCTGCAGCTTTGCAGGCAGCGATGGCCAACCAATCGACTGGTCTGCAGGCGGGGATTGCCAATCAGGGCGCAGGCTTGAACGCGGCCAACCTTCGCCTGTCCGGCGCTGGCCAACTCGGCAACCTTGCAAACATGGGCTTCAATATGGGCCGCACCACGGTTCAGGATCAGGCGGCGCAAGGCCTCCTCGGCCAGCAGACGAACCAAGCCCTCATCGACGCGGTAAGGGGCCAGTACGGCGGCTTCACTGGCGCGCCCACGGCGGCGCTGAATACCCAGCTTGCTGGCGTGTCTGGCGCGAACATGGGACAGAACACGACGACGCAGACAAGCAAACCGGGGCTGTTTGACTTTTTGGCCGCTGGCGCGAGCGTATTGCCGAAAATCTGCTGGGTGGCGCGCGAGGTCTACGGCCCGGAGGACGACCGCTGGCAGCAGTTCCGCGCGTGGATGTTTGGGGCAGCCCCAGACTGGCTGTTCGACGCCTACTCCAAGCACGGCGAAGCCTTCGCTGGCGTCGTCCGCAAGGTGCCTGCTCTTAAGCGCGTGCTGCGTCCTCTCATGGATCGCGCTCGCCGCTCGGCTGGCTTTGAGGTCTAAATGGTCATGACGCCCGAGCAACTGAAGCGCAACGTATTCCCCGGCGAAAGTGGCGGGGATTACAACGCTCTCTTTGGCTATGCCAACCGCCCCGGCGGGCAGTTCGAGGGCTTCAACCTGACAGACATGACGGTCGATCAGGCCTTGCAATTCGCCGACCCGTCTGGCGCGTACGGGCAGAGCGTCAAGAACAAGATCGGGCGCGTGGCTACCCCAATGGGTGCCTATCAAGTTGTGGGCACCACACTGCGGGCCGCCAAACAGGGCCTCGGCCTGAAGGGCACCGAGCGCATGACGCCAGAGCTGCAAGATCAGATCGGCATGTGGATTTATCAGAACCAAGGCCCCGGCGCGTGGGAAGCATGGGGCAAGGGTGGCGGCGGATCAGCATCCGCTGGCAATAACGGAGGTGGCGCGATGCCGATGGGATTATTTGACATGCAGGAAGAGCCGCAAACCTTTGGCCAGCGGCTGAAGCGCGACTTCCAGAGCGGTGAGCTTCTGGACCGCATGGCGCTGGCCTTCAACAGCCTTCGCATGGACCCGGACCCGAACCTCGCGCAGATGATCCAAGTGCGCCAAGAGCGGCGCGCAGGCGAGCAGACGGCCAACCGCACGGCTCAGTGGCTGATGTCTCAGGGGCGCGATGATCTGGCGCAGGCTCTGATGACTGGCGCTATCGACCCCAAGACTGCCGTGGCGACGGCGATGACGCCTGCCGCCGACAACCGCACGGCCATGATCCAGAATTACGAATACTGGCTGTCTCAGGGCAAGACCCCGGAAGAGGCTCAGGCTCTGGCTCGCGCTGGCGCTGGCGGCACGACCATTGACATGAGCGGCGGCGGCAAGTTTGAGGAAGGTTTCGCAAAGTCTGACGCGGAGCTTCTGGGGACAGTGTTCTCCACTGGCCTGCAGGCAACGCGGAACATCGGGCGCATTGAGCAGCTCGACCAGCTCCTGCAATCGTCTCCGGGCGGCGCAGAGGCGGCCCTCATGCAGTTCGCCAACGAGATCGGCATCAACACCGAGGGCGGCAATGCCATCACGGCGGCGCAGGCGATTATCAATTCCTTGGTGCCCGAGCAGCGCGCACCCGGCTCAGGTCCGATGTCGGACGCCGACCTTGCGCTCTTCAAGCAGTCTCTGCCGCGCATCATCAACCAACCCGGCGGCAATGCGATCATCATCGGAACGATGAAGGCCATTGCTCAGTACGATGCAGAAGGTGCAGCCATCGTGCAGCGTCTGCGCGCCGGGGAGATCAGCCGGGCCGACGCCTTCCAGCTTCTGATGGATCGTCAAAACCCGCTGGCAAACTTCAGGGCGGCACCCGCATCAGGCCTGTCGTCCGAGGCCGAGTCGTTTATCCAGCCGTAACACAGGGGTCAGCCCAATGGCATACACCGAAAAACAACTGCTGGATGCTGCAGCAAGAGCCAAAGCGGCGGGGAAAGATGCTGCGTATAACGAGCTTATGCAGATGGCAGAGGCCATGCGCCCGAAGCCGTCCACCAATGTCGGCGAGCAGGCTCTGACGGGCCTGTACGAGGGGCTGGCCGCTGGCGCTGGTATGCCTGTGGATATTGCCACGGCTGCCATCAACAAAGGCCTCGGGGTGTTCGGGGTCGAACCCATCCAAAACCCGGTCGGCGGGAGCCGGAGCCTTGGCAATCTGCTTGACGTGATCTCTGGCGGGGAAGCTATCCGCAACACACCGCCACCCACAACTGCGGCGCAACGTGTGGCTCGCCGCACGACGCAGGAGATCGGCGGAGCGGCACCAATGGCTGTTGCGCTGCCGCTGGCTGGCGCTCGCGTCCTGACGACAGCCGCACGCACTGGCGCGCAGCCCGGTGTCGCTGGCAGCCTTGCCGCCGACGTCTCGCGCGCCGCGCAGGCCGCCCCGGTGAAATACTCGGCCACCGAACTTGCAGCCGCGACTGGCGGCGGCCTTGGCGCGTCTGCGGCACAAGAGGCCATGCCGGGCAACAGGACGGCGGAGATCATCGCGCAGGTGATCG